ACTACTCCAGCATGCCTTCCGTCGTCCATAGTTGGAAGCTCGAAATCTCCTATCTCTTCGGCACGTACGAGTTCATAACCCTCACGCATCCTAGACATAACATTCTTTCTATCTTCTTCACCAACGAGTTCAGCTCTTATCCACCTGTAGGTATATCCTTCAGGCGCTGGAGGCGTGTCCAACATAGATGGGGGACGCCAAGGTTTGCGAGCAGTATCTTTAGCTCGAGTTTCTGCAGAACGCGAAGTTCTGTTATTTTCTTCTACTTTTTTCTCATCAGTCATAATAATTTACCTTTTAATGTACTTAGCATATTCGCTAAGTGGCACATTTAAACGTTTTGCCATTTGAACTTCACTTGCGCTAAGTTTGACTTGACGTTTGCGCCCAGAACTATCACTTCTTCCAGCTGACGCAACATTTTGTTGCATTTTACTAGCAGATTTGACTTCATCACCTGTTGAGAATTTGTGAGGAAATTCAGTTCTGATACGTTTATCTATCTCATCATAGTATGTTGCGTCAGAAGTGTCAAAACCTTCGTCCTCAATTAATTTACGATGAATGTTAAAAGCGGCTAGGGTCATTGTCTCATCTTCACCAAACCACTCGTTTTTACCCGCCCAAGTTTCAGCAGCAGGGTCTGGTGCAGCTTGTTGCTGAACTGGAGCCTGTTGTTGCATTGGAGCTTGATAATTCTGGTAGTTAGTTGGTTGTTGCACCTGTACTGGTGTGTTGGCCAACTTACTTTCTTCAACTGTTATCTTATCAAGGATACCTTGGGCTTTAGTTACCTTGTCCCAATCTTGATCTTGATAAGCATTTTTTAAAACTGAGTTAGCTTGCGCTCTTTGAGAATTTAATCTGTTTTGAGCTTCGGATAAATAGTTTTTATTTAATTCTGTACTGCTTTGTTTTAGTTGATTGTTTTCTGCTTGTAATCCTTGAGCGTATTCATAAGCAGAATTAGCTGCTCTTTCTTGCTCTCTCATTTTCTTAGTAAGCGTAGCTATTCTTTTCTGAACACCTTTAGAGTAGTCTTCTAATTCTTCCTCTTTTTTAACTTCCTTATCTTCTTCAACAGAAACATTTTCAATAGCAGCTTCAGCTTCTGAATCTGCTGAGTCTCCTATTTCTAATTCAACAATCTCTCCGCCATCGACGGGTTCTTGTTTTAATTCTTCATTTACTTGTGGTTCTAGCATGAGTCCTCCTCACGTTATGCGCTAACAATGTCATCGGGGTCTTCTATAGTCGCGATAACTTCGTCGTCGTTTATTATACGGCACTCTGCATCGTCGCCAAGTTTAAACCTAGCTCCTGCATATCTACCAATTAACACCCAATCTCCTTTTTTACACCAAGGAGTTTCTCCAAATTTCTTTTTGTCTGAATAACACATAGGACCCATTTTAACAACGTATGAAACTACGGTTGCCAATGATTCCCTGTCAACAGTTTCTTTAACTAATTGAATACCACCTTCACTAACGCCTTTACCCTTATATGGCAATATAAGAATTCTCCAACCTGTAGGCTGAGGCATACGTTCTAAAAATGATTTATCGAGCAAGGAAGGGTCCAATACTCTTTTAGCTGCTTCTGTATAAGCTTTTTCTACTTCTTCAACCGCTTCAGGTTGTTTTTCTTTTTCTTTGTTAATTTTCTGTAATTTTTCTTTCTCTACAGCTTTTGCGACATGTTCAGGAACTATTACCTTGCTCATCGTTTTCTATTACCTTTTTTAGCAATTCTCTAATTTCACACTCTAAGTCGGCCAGAGAATTGTAGCGCCCACGTAGATAATGATATTCTTCAACATCTTTGGTGCCATTTAAAATGGCTACCTGAATATCTTCTTTCTTTTCATCAATTCTTTTTTTCAGCTGTTCAGACAGCCAAATAATTGACATTTAATATATACCAGAAAACTTGCCGCCAAATTCAGCAGCGCCCATTCCTCTAGCTTTCCCTTTCCCCATTCCTGGAGTAGAAGAAGCTGTAGTTTTTTTAGGTGCTTCTGAAACAGCTTTAAATGGCACGGTACCCTTATTAGAGTAACTTTGTTTTCCTTTTAATACTTTTGTGTTTTTCATATATGTTACCTTACAATCCTTTTAAACCAATATCAATCAATTTCAATTCTTTTTGTTGGTCCATTCTATCTCTAGTAGTATCGTCTTTGAGTTCAGCGATATTCATTTGCGTTTGTATTCTATCTACATCAATCTTATCTTGACGTAATTTTTCTTCCATACGTAGTTTTTCTTTAGATTCAAACTGTTGTTGATCTTGAGATAATTCTTGTCCTTTAAGAGCAAGCTCTTGTTTTCTTATAGTAACAAGTGGGTCCTCTTCAGGAGGAGCAGAGACTTGTTTAGCAAACTGTTGCATTAGCTCAGACATAATAGGAGAACTAAACTGAGCCAACATAGCTTGAGCTTGAGCCATTATAGGAGCAGCTTCTTGAGGTGGCATCTGTTGAGCTTGTTGTTGCATCTGTTGATACTGTTGCATAGCTTCAGGAGGCATTTGCTGTTGAGCAATTGCGTCTGCTTTTAACTGTAGATGTTGCATGATATGTGAGTGTATGTTCCCTTGTATCTGAGCATTCATTTGCACAGGAGGCATACTTAACAAAGCTACATGAACAGCTATATGTGCATCATGATCTTGTTCTGGAAATGCTTGAGCTGGTCCACCCATCATTAGTCCACTGTTCTCCATACCAGACTCCATAGGTTTAGGAGTTGTATCTGGTGGTGGCATAAGTAGTTGGTCAATATTATCTGCACCTAGAGCAGCGTACATTCTTCTGTAAGCTTCGTAAGTTCCACCAGGTCCATGTATTTCTGGATTAGATTGAACTAACTGCATCATTTCTTGAGCCATTACTATTCTTTGGCTAGTAGAGAATATGTCTGGATTACTAACTGGGAATATATCTACCCTGTCATCAAAATCTTGTTGTTTAACTTCCATGTTTCCACCTGATATGGAATAAGGATAAACAGGAGGTAAGCTATCTTTAAGGATACTAGCAAGTAATCTAAATTCTTTCTTTTGGCCGTTGTGTAATCTTTTATGAATAGCTGATAACACTTTGCTTGATTTTTCCATCAAGGCTAGTGTGGTTCCAACAGGCGCTTGAGAGTTACCTTCGCCAATATTTGAATCTGCTATTGAAGCAAATTTTTGCCCTGACTGTACTAACAATCCTAGTAATTGTAATAAAGTACCGCTAGGCTCTTTAAAAGGTAATGGTTGTATTGCATCTCGAAGCGAACCTGCTGGAGCATCGACGTCCCTAAACTCACCAGGCTGTATTGGAGTATCTTCGTCTCTAATTCTAATACCTCTAGTTTTAAAACCAGCGGGTAAATTAGCTAGAGTACCAGCATCTATAAGCTGTCTTAATATAGATGTAGATGCTTTAGATAGACCACCAATCATGTGTGTAAGACCAAATCCATAGAAACCTAAACCTGGCAAGAATTTAAAATGCACAAAGTATTCGGTCTTCTTCTTCATTGGGTCTTCTTCTTTGAAGTTACGCCTAATAGATAATATGTTTTCACTATTAGAGTCTATAGTTACTATATAAGGTAACTTAACTCCGCTAGGCTCACCGTCTTGGCCTATATCTTCAAAGCCTTCTAAGTCTAAATTACAATGAACTTCATAGAGAACAGCTACATCGCCATCGTCATAACTAGGTTCCATACCTTCTAGTTTTTCTTTTTCTGATTTTATGTCTGAAGAAAGATTAACATTGCCTCCAGACTCTACATCTACGTTTCTGTAAAAGCCAATAGACTGTAATTTCTTTACATCATTTTCTGGCATCTTAACAACGTGAGTAATTCTGGAACAACTCTCTAAATCAGTTGTGTAATAAGGGACGATTAAATCTTCTGGGGCTACAAACTTTGATACAGGTCTTCCTAATGTTTCATCGTAGTAGACTTTTTTAAATGCAGAACCAGCAAGCGGAAGATAGAAAAGCATTTGATCTAGCTCTTCGTCGTATTCTTCCATTACATGAAGAATCTGATAGTTCATAAATTCTTTAACTCTTTGTGCTTGTTGTTCTACAACCATGTCATAGGCACCAATAACTTGCGTCTTGACTGGGCCTCCTGCTGGTAGTAATTCTTTATATGCTTGTGCTTGGAACTGGGTTACTGATTCTCCTAAAAGAGGATGAACAACACCACTAGCTCCTGCAAAAGGTTCTGATCTGTTTTCATCAAACTTCATGCCTAAATATTTAAGGCCATCGGTGTAAGTTTTTTCCCAATCTTCTCTAGAGGACTTATCGTTTTCAATGCCACCTACTAGTTCTATATAGATACTAGATAGTTCTTGCTCTGAAACAGTTTCAGCTAAATTTTCTCCAAAGCCTACTTCATCCATTGGAGCTTCTTCTGGTCCTAGTATTGCAGAACCATCTTCTTGCATTTGGATGTTTTCCTCACCCTCGCCCATAGCTTCTAATACTTCAATAATTTCAGAATCTAAAGAATCTGCATCTTGAGTTGTGGTTGTATCTATTATATCTTCTGGAGCTTGTCTTTCTATTGCCATTTTATAATCTCATCAATAATATCTTCTAATAGTTCTTTGTCTTTCCTGATCTTCATAGTCACTCGCTAAAGAGACAAATCCACCTTCACGAAAACGCATTAGGGCTTGAGTCATAGTATCGCATAAATCATCGTTAGCACCAAATGGAAAAGAAGCACATTCTTCTATCATATCTTCGGCAAAAGCTTTTTCGGGTGCATATACCATTCCTGACTCAAATATAGGGGCAACAGAGTGCATTCTAGAGTGTTTATCATGACCTCTAGTTGGCGAGTAATTAACCACAGGAATACCCATTCGCCGTAGTTCTTGGGTAAGTGGAGTACCAGATGCTTTAGCTTCTATTAATACCATGTCGCATTCCCAATAACTATACTCACGCATAGCAACTTCTTTTAACTCTGGGAAATCCCAACGACCTTTCTGACAGTCTAATAGTATTAAACATTCTGGCTCATCTTCAGAGGGTTTAAATACACCCCAAGTAGATATAGCAGAAAAGTCAGCAGTCTGGCTTTTAGAAAACGCAGTATCGTAAGACTGCATAATGTATTTAACAGGAGGTATTGTTTTATGTTTCCAACGCTTCCACCACTCTCTTTTAATAATGGCCCCTTCTTCAGCAGTAGGATTCTGCATCCACTGAGCATTCCATTTAATTCCAGGAATAGAAGATTTAACTTTTAATAATTCGTCTTTAGGCCAGAACTCAGGCCATAAAGGATTGTCTGTTTCTGGGAAGATAGCAGGAAACTCTATCATCTCCCATTGATCTGCCATAGGTTCTTTCTGAGAATCTAGTAGCTTGGCTGTTAAGTCTATAGCAGACCAACGAGTCATAACTAATACTATAGCTCCACCAGGCTGCAAACGCTGTCTAGGTCCAGAGGTATACCATTCCCAAGCGGACTCTAGGGCATTAGGGCTAAGGGCGTCTTGTTCTGAATGAGGGTCATCAATAATAAGTAAATCCGCACCCCTACCAGTAACAGCACCACCAACACCAGCCGCAAAATATTCTCCGCCTTTGTTAGTTTCCCAACGACCAGCTGATTTGTTATCTGCTTGTAATTTAACTTGTGGAAAAACATCCTTGTATTCTTTTTGGTCCATTAAGTTTCTGACCTTACGACCAAATCTTACTGCTAGTTCCCCTGTATGGGTTGTTTGCATAATCTTCATCTTAGGCTTCTTGCCCATAATAAACGATGGAAAGAAAGTAGATGCAAATTCTGATTTAGTATGACGAGGAGGCATGTTAACGATCAAACGTTTAATCTCGCCTGATGCTACTTTATCAAGCTTATCTGCAAATATCTTATGATGACGGCCACAAATAAATTCTGGCCACATATGTTCCACGTAGGACAAAAAGTTATTTTGGCATTTGTCTTGAGTTTCAAAAGTGTCAAGCTTTTCTTTGAGCATCAAAGCTTCTTT